ATTTTACATACCCAATATAAAAGCCCCACAAATGTGGGGCAAATCGAAGAGAACGTCACTGTTTGGTGAACGTGCCGCAATTCTGGAGCTTGAACTGTTGTCCATCGCTCACCGTCACCTGCGGATAACCACCGCCGGGGATATCGTTCTGCACGATGTCATCGCCTACGGAGATCTCCCAGTAACAGCGGTCCGTCACGGAATTGTTTGCGCGATAGGTTCCGGCGTCGATGTCCTTGCCGACCTGCCACACGCCATCGGAGGCGCTGGTCCTCTTGGCGTTGTCGACCTGACCGGTCAACGATTCGAGTTGCGCCTGCAAATTGTCCCGCGTGGCCTCCATCTTCTTTATGTCGGCCTTCATGCCGTCAGCCTTGTCTATCGTCTCCGAGGCGGTATCGTAATCATCCGACAGTGAGTTGTATTCGTCCACAAGCTTGTTGTATTCGTCTATCAGCTTCGAATAGTCGGCATTGTCGGCTTCGATCGTCTCGGCGGCTTCCTTGACCGCGGCGGAATGGACGCTGGCGGCATAGGTGGCCGCTCCGACGACCAATGCCACCGCGCATACGGCGGCGATGCCGGAGCAGACCGCCGACTTCACTTTCACGTCCTTGCCGAGCCATGCCTTGAGCTTGACCAGCATCGCATTGTTCTGTCTGATTCTCATTGGTTTCTTCTCTCTTTCCGTCGAACAAGGGGGATGCAGTCGATTCTACGCCGATGCGAGCGTGCTCCGGTAATCCTCCAACACCTGCGTGGTCACGTTGAGTTCGTCCGCGATCTGCGATTCGTACTCGTACATGCGTTCGAGCAGTGCGAGCTCGGCGGGATTGACGAGAGTGAGGGCCGTCTGCGTTCGTGTCCGTCGCTCCTGCTTCGAACTATCGTTCGAACAGCCGATGTCGCCGTGCCGCCAATGCAACAGCTCGTGCACCAAAGTGCAGCGCTTCGCCGTATAAGTGAGCCGACGATCAATCAGGATGACGTGGGTTTCGTCGTCGTAGCAGCCCCATAGTCCGTCCGGCAGGATGGCGCTGGACACGGTGACCGGCAGGCCGATGATGGCACGGCGCATGGCTCCGTAGGTCATGCGCCGGTTGATCGGCAGGTCAGGCAGGCTCGTCGTAATCCGGCCCAGCCTCTCCATTGATGGCCTCCTGCTTGCCAGCGGCGTCATAGGCGGCAAGACCATAACCGCCTGCCTGCGCTTTCCTCTCGGCGGCTTCGACCGCATGGCGCTTGGAGTCCATCACGATGTCTCCGATGGATACGCCGGTCACTTCGCTGATGCGTTCCAGGTCACTCAGGTTGAGCGGGAGGCTGTAGTTTGCCCTCGTGTACCAGTAGACCTCGCCGAAGCCGCAGGCCTTGGCGAATTCCTTGATGGTCATGCCGCTTTGCTTTTGGAGTCTGACGCATTCGTCCATGACCTGCTTGGCGAAATGCGTGACCTCCTGTGCTTTTCTTCCCATGCTTCAAATTATAGCTAATTGCGTAGTCATATGTGCATAAATCGTGAAGACTACGTAATTACGAATACGAGAAACTTCGTAATTACGTATATTAAAAACCGTCGAAAGGAAAACCGAGATGTTGAGCACCAAGAAGACCAAGACCACCGACCACTACCCGTGCGGCCACATGCGCGGCCCCGGCTGGCACGACTGGCGCGCATGCCTCACCAAGCAGGGAATCGAGGAGGATGAATGGCCAGTCTGACGGAAACAGCCACCAGAAACCTCAAAGCGGAACTCGCCAGACACGACAAGACACCGAAAGACCTAGCGAAAGCATGGGGCCTCGAAATCAGAGCCGTAAACAACAGGTTAAAAGGCCACACGCCACTCTCGACGGACGAAATCGAAAAAGCGGCATCCATGCTCGACATGGAACCAGAAAACCTCGTCATGCTCCTCATCCAGCCAATCGACAGCATCAAACAATTCAAAGCCTGAAATCCACAACCAAAGGAGCGTCCGATGGACGGCAAGACCTACAACCGAGACCTGCGCAAAGCCTGCGTGAAAGCCGTCTTCGACGAATTCGCCGAGCATGGCGACATGATTCGCCCGCAATACGCGGAACAGTGGAATGAAATCGACGCTAGCCGATTCCTCGGCCACATCACCGGACCGATAGACATCGACGTGACCGACCTCGTGGACGTCATCATCGACACGATCGTCGAGGAAGCGCATAAATGACCAGCCAACTACTCAACCCACCAAAACCGCCGACACTCCACGAACCCGGATGCCTGCTGCTCGCATCAAGCGGCTTCTACATCCGCCTCCATGAGGACGGCAGCGCCAGCCTCGTTGACGGCATCCAAGACATCACCCTCGCGGACTTCACGTCAGCTGAAATCGAAGACATCGCCTACAACCTCTCCAACAAGATCGGAGCAACAAGATGAGCTGGATGGACGACGGCGGATTCGAGATGCAGTCCTTCACCGCCCATGACGGCAGGCCGATGGCCCGAATGAGCTTCCACACATCGACCGGCCAATACTACTTCAACCTCACCAAGACCGAAGTGCAACGCGTCAAACGCGAATGCAATCGAATCCTCAAGGAAATGGAGGCAGACAAATGACCAACCATGACCACCACCGTGACGGCGAACAGGCGGAGAACACGAAACCGAACTACACGCTCCGACGCATCAAGACCTTGCTCGCCGTCATCGCCTGCACCGCGTCGGCGACCCTGCTTTTCACTTGGCGGACGGCGGACTCGCAGACCGCGACCATCCTTGTGAGCGTCATCTACATTCTGACCTGCCTATGGCTGACCGTGCGGTTCGCCCCACGCGACTAAGACTTCCCACCAGCCGACAGTCCAACAAAAACAAACCAAATTAGGGACGTTTTTCGCGGACATCCACGTTCACCAGTCGGCTGGCGGGGACACATAACTGAATATCGACAAACAACAAAATCCGCCACGGCGTTTACATACACCATTCTGTCGTGGCTTCGGCTGGGCGACGGTTCGCCCGTCCACGGATTCCAATCCTCTTCTCTCTCTATCAAAAACGCAGGCATTCCGGTGCCTGCAAACCCTTTCAAGTCCGCCTGACGGCTTCCATCGCCGTCGGCCACGCCACCGACCGCGAACACGTTCAGGTCGTTGTTCCAACAGTCAAAGGGGCGTTCGGAATCCAAGGACGGCATCGGTCCGACTCCGATGCCAGCCACTCAGCCCCATCCACTCGTCAGGGTGGGGCACACAACATCAACAAGCAAAGGAAAAGCCATGACCAATGAAATCGACCGAAGCTCCTACCGCTTGGAAGTCGCGGCCAAGCTCGACGGGCTCGCATGCGACCTGCAGACGGCGAACGCCGCGATCATCGGCTATGCGTCCAGTCTCCTCGGCGGAGACGATCATGCGATCGACGAAAACGCCATGATGACCATCAAGGTCGGCGGCAAGATCGCAGGCAAGGCGCACCTCCTCCGTGACATCGCGGAACGGTTGGAAACCGCCGACAAGGACGAAGCCAGGCAACACGACGAGGACGAGTTCATGGACCGCATCCTCAAAGCACGCATCGGAGGCGCGGAATGAACAACGAAATCCAACAGTTCTACTTCAATAACGCTGCGTTGCGTACCCTGACCGACGAGGCGGGTGAGCCCTGGTTCGTCGCCAAGGACGTATGCGACATCCTCGAAATCAGCAATCCATCCGATGCGTTGAAAAGGCTTGACGATGATGAACGGTCTAGGTTCAATCTAGGGCGTCAGGGTGAGACCAACATCGTCAACGAAGCCGGCCTGTACGCGCTCGTGCTCGGCTCCCGCAAGCCCGAGGCTCACGAGTTCAAACGTTGGGTGACGCATGAGGTGCTGCCGCAGATCCGCAGGACAGGCGGCTACATTCCCACCACTGACGTGGATGATGACATGACCATCCTGGCGAAGGCCGTGATGATCGGCCAACGCACCATGGAGGAGCAGAAGCGTCGCATCGCCGAACAGTCCGAACATATCAAGGCGTTGGAGCCGAAAGCGCGGTTCGCGGACGCCGTTGCCGCAAGCGACGGCACCTGCCTCATCGGAGAACTCGCGAAGATGCTCCGCCAGAACGGTTTAGACATCGGCCAAAACCGCCTTTTCGAGATTCTCCGGCAGGACGGCTACTTGGGCAAGACCGGCTCGAACCGCAACGTGCCGACCCAGAAGGCCATGGACTTGGGACTGTTCCGAATCAAGGAAACCGCCATCACCCATTCGGACGGGCACGTGACCATCAACCGCACCGCGAAGGTCACCGGCAAAGGCCAGACATACTTCATCAACCGCTACTGCCCAGACGACCATGAGTGATCTGCTCACGCCAGCCGAACTGGCCGCCATGCTCGGCATGAGCGTGCGAACGCTAGCCAACTGGCGGAGTACAGGCAAAGGCCCGCCATATCTGAAAATCGGCGTGGAACCGCCAGAAGGCCATCAGGACAGGCGCAAGGTCCGCTACCAGCGTCAAATCGCGGAAAAGTGGGCTTTGGCACACAAGTACCGGAGGACGGTGGCGAGATGAAAAACGACATGTTCGTCCCAGTGACACGGGTCCAAAGCAGTCCAGACGTCAAAAGCGATGGGAAGGCACGCGTCGACACTGGCAAACCGACCCTCACTCAGCAGGGAATCGACGTGGACGAGTTCATCCGCGAAAACCACGCGCTCATCGAAAGACTCAGAAAGGGAACGAATTGAAACACGAATACACGGACGGCGAACTCGCCGAGCTGAAAAGCATTTACGACGAGTCGGGCGAAGCTGGACTCGACATCACGGAAATGCGGGCGTTACGCAAGGCCGGACTCCTCACGCAGGGCCTACCGGCGAAACCGTCGAAACGCGACCTCATACTCGCGCACTGCAAAACCCGCATCGACCAAGGCCAGCCGTTCGACGGCAAGGAAACAGCCGAAGCGCTCGGCATGAGCCAGAAAACAGTCGGCAACATTATCAGCCAACTCCGCAAGGAAGGACTGCTGCCAGCCTTCGACAAGCATTCACCACGCAGCAAAACACGGAAAACCACCACAACCGAAAAGAAGGAAACCATGACCAACACAGCAATCCAGGAACAGAAGCCGCAGCCCAAGCCGGAGAACCCACGCGCCATCATCGCAAACGCACTCATAGGCATCTACGACTCCATCTCCGCACTGCAACGCGCCGCATACCAAGCCAACGACAAGGTGGTCTACATGTTCGCCACCAAGCTGCTGAATGGCGAATTGATGGACATTAAGGCCAATTACTCGAAGGACGCAAAATGAAGCTCAATTTCGATAGCAAGGACGGCGTTTTCACCGTCAAGGCCGAGAACAAGGAAGAAATCACCCGACTCAAAATGTCCGCGATGGACATCGCAAATCTGATTGTCAATTACTTCGAAGCCGAAATTCAGGAAGTGAAAGTGGAGAAGAAATGAAGCGTATTCCCCTCAAGGACACGGAACGCTACACGGTCGAGCGGTTCAGGCAGTGCAAGAAGACGGAACGTCATCTCGCGTGGCTGAAGAGCCGTAAGGCTGGTGTGGGCGGGTCTGACATGAGCACGATCCTCGGCCTGAATTCCTTCAAGACGCCCTATGAGCTGTGGCTTGAGAAGACCGGACGTGTGGAACCTGAGGACATCTCCGACAAGTGGGCAATCGTCAAAGGCAATGCCCTGGAAAACGAGCTCAGGAAGCGATTCCGCGCGCAGCATCCAGAAATGCTCGTCACGGACGGAACCGACAAGCAATTCATCAGCCGCGAAAAGCCCTATCTGAGGGCTTCCCTTGACGGCATCCTGCAGAAAGAGAACGGCGATTTTGGAATCCTCGAAATCAAAACGGCGAGCAGCCGTCGAGCGGGGGACTGGCATGACGAGGAAGGCAACCTCCGAATCCCGCCATACTATCTCGCCCAAGTCGAGTTCTACGCGCTCGTCACTGGATGGACGTGGGGCTACGTCTACGTCGCAATCGGAGACGACGAGCCGGTGGAGATCCCGTTCAAGGCCGACGTGGAGGATATGGCCGCGATCGACAAGGCCGCAGCCGACTTCTGGCGTTTCGTCACCACCGGCACGCCACCGCAATTGACCGGCGGCGACGTGCAGAAGGCGTTCCCGGAACCCACGCCGGACATCGTGGACGAAAGCGCCGACGATGACCTCTACGACCTGCTCGCAAGATACGAGAGCACGTCCAACCGCGCGAAGGAACTGACAAACGAGCAGAAGGCATTGCAGGAGCAGATCATCCTGCGCATCGGCTCGCATACGGGCGTGCGCTGCGGCAACCTCCAAGCCACCTACAAGCCGACGACCCGCAAGGAATACACCGTCAAAGCCACCACATACCGCAAATTCACTTTCAAAGCCACCGAAGAAACCGAAGAAAAGGAGCAATAATCATGGGACAGATCGCACAGCAGGCGCAAGGTCGGCAGATGGTCGAAATGACGCCGAAACGGAATCTGAAAATGATGATGAAGAAAAGCTGGCCGCGCATCGCCAGCGTCGTCGGCAACAACATCAGCCCCGACCGCCTCTACCAGATGTGCGTGTCAGCTATCAACAAGACACCGAAACTCGCGGAATGCTCGCCGCAAAGCGTGCTCTCATGCTTCATGACCTGCAGCGCGCTCGGATTGGAACCGTCCAACGTTGACGGATTGGGACGAGCCTACGTGCTGCCCTTCTACAACAAGAAATCCGGCGGAATGGAAGCCACTTTCATCATGGGCTACCGTGGCATGATCGACTTGGCGCGACGTAGCGGCCAGCTCGTGGACATCAGCGCCCGCGCCGTACACCAGGGAGACGAATTCTCATACTCGTATGGCCTTAACGAGGAGCTGCACCACGTGCCATGCGCCAACCCCGGCGAACTGACCCACGTGTACATGGTCGCGCATTTCAAGGACGGCGGACACTACTTCCTCGTCCTGAACCGTCAGGAGATCGAGCAGGCGAGGGCACGCAGCAAGAGCGGCAATTTCGGCCCGTGGAAGACCGATTACGAGGCCATGGCGAAGAAGACCGCCATCCGTCGCGCCGCCCCGTACCTGCCTTTGACCGTGCAGGCGCAGACCGCCGCCTCCAATGACGACACCACGCCTGACTACGGCGACGTGTTCCAACCTGTGCTCGATGACACTGAAGCCGACGAAGCCGATGACGTGACCGCCGAAGTCATGGAAGCGGATACGCCGGAGGATACCGAAGCCGACGTGAAGGAGGCTGAGTGATGGCCGGAGAAACCGTTATCACGATCGTCGGCAATCTGACCGCCGATCCGGAGATTCGTACCACTGGTAGCGGCGCATCCGTTGCCAGCTTCACGATTGCCTCCACCCCGCGCACCTGGAACCGTAATACGGGCCAGTTTGAAGATGGTCAGGCTTTGTTCATGCGCTGTAGCGCGTGGCGCGACTTGGCCGAACATTGCGTGCAGAGCCTGGGCAAGGGCATGCGTGTGATCGCGCAGGGTCGTTTGCAGCAGCGTTCCTATCAGGCGCAGGACGGTTCCAGCCGCACGGTCATCGAGTTGCAGGTTGACGAGATCGGACCAAGCCTGCGGTATGCGACGGCGCAGGTGCAGAAGATGCAGTCAGGCGGATACCAGGGCGGCAACGCCAATGGCGGTTTCGGCGGGAATGGCTATCAGCAGCCGCAGCAGGCACGGCAGCAGTCGCAGGCTCCGTCCGATGATCCGTGGGGCGCGCCAGCCGGAGAGCCTGACTTCTGATGCGTGAATGGATAGAGCCGCCGGATGTGGAAACGGTATGTCCAATCCATGGGTGCGCGTTGTATCCGGCGCGCCCCATCCCATGCCCCGAATGCGAGATCGAAGCCAAGGAAGAGGAGGCCGACACAACTATGAGCGAGATTGAAATCACGATAGACAAGCGATTGTGGTGGACGCAGAACCGGCGCAGCCGAAGCTGGGTGGTGCCATACGCCAGGAAGAAGCAAGTCAAGGCCAAGAGCCTGCTCACCTTCCGCAGCCTCATCAACAGCGGCAAGCTCCAAAAGCCCGAGCATTGGCCGGTGCATGTGACCGCCATCATCCACCCACTGACCCACGGACGCTTCGACCCGGAAAACGCGGCGCCAATGGTCAAGGCGATACTCGACGGCATCACCCAGTCAGGATACTGGCCCGACGACAACGCGGAATACGTGCTCGGCCCGGACTACCGGCTAGGCGAGCCAAGCGTCGAAAAAGACGTCTACCACATCACCATCAGAATCGAAGAGGAGGAAAACAATGGCTACGAACGTGAGTGAAAAGGACAAGACCCTCAACGAGATCATCGATATGTGTGTGGAGAAGCGCGTCCATTACCGTCAATTCCTCAACGATTTCATGCTGACGCACTCGGAGGACTGGCATGATTCGGAGGCTGATGTCACGTACGGGGAAAGAATCATGTTCCTGCGAGGGAAGATTCAGGCCTTTGACGAATGCGCTGCATGTTGCGAGTCCATGCTCGGCCGCACTGCACCACCTACGAATGCCGAAATCGAAGCAGTGGCGAAACGGCTCTGCTGGAACAGCTGCAAATGGGATGGCGTCGATAGCTACGCGGCGAAAGACGAGGATGACGCATGGGATTATGCCGGTGAGATTCCCGGCTTCCATGCGGAATATATCAGACAGGCCAAGGAACTACTCGCACTGGCACGGAGGGCGGTGACGGAATGATCATCAGGGAATCATCGACATACCGGCACGCGATGGAGGTGACCATCGTCCGCGCCGAAGCCATCGCCATCGAGGAGACACCGGACAAGCTCACCATCATCCTCGACAAGGAAACCATGCGCCTGAGCGAATACCCAGTCACTGGCGTACCGGTCGAGGAACTGAACGGCTACATCGACGAAATGGCGAGCGGCATGAATCTCGCCTCCAAGCAGAGCCTCTTCGCCCGCGACATCATGACCGGCGCCAAAGCGGCCACAGCGGCATGCATCAGAGGACTGGAGAAAATCATCAGGAAGCACGAGGCCCGATCATGACCATCCGATACGTCGAATGCGCCCACTGCGGCGAGACTGTCGGCACCTACTACGTCACCTGCCCGTACTGCGGCTACCGGCTGGCCGCGCGCAGGTCGCCAGGCATGGATCCTCTGTATGGCATGACCGACGACGAATTCTACAAGCGATTCGGGAGCATGTGATGGAAGACAAGCTAGCGGAAGACACGGATCATGAGAATCAGAACGATTAGGCCGGAATTCTACCAGTCCGAAAGCGTCGGCTCGATGACGTGGAAGGCGAGACTCGTCTTCATCAACCTATGGAGCTACGTTGAGGACAACGGTGTGAATCTCGACAATCCGCGTCTCTTCCGTGGCCAATGCATGCCTTACGACGATTCGGTGCTTGATGACATCGAGGACGCGTTCGCGGAATTGGAGCAGTGCGGCAGCATCATTCGCTACGAGCGTGACGGCAAGCGTCTTCTTTTCGTTCCAGGCTTCGAGAAATGGCAGAATATCCAGCGTCCGGGCACGTGCCATTATCTGCCGCCGGATGGGTGGGACAAGCGTGGATGCAAGATCATTCCGGATGATTCCGGACAGTTGCAGGAACATTCCTGCGAGTCTCCGGATGATTCCGGACAGTTGCACGACTGTAGTAGGAGTAGGAGTAGTAGTAGGAGTGGAAAGAAAGAAGAAGAAAATAAATTTTCTTCTTCCAAAGAAATCACAGCCGATTGCTACCACGATTCCATCGAATACGCCGTCACCGACAGAACCATCGCTTCGGAATACGCGAATCTCGACGTTACCGACGCTTGGAACACGTTCGCAAGCCGACATTATGGCGAAAATCGCACGATAGCCGACTGGACGCGCCAGTGGAAAGGCTGGTGCCAACGCAGGGCCGACATGAGCGGCATACCGCCCTCGAAACGCCACATACACACATGGCAGTGCGAACACGTGCTGCAAGCGCTCGGACGCGACAAGGAAACCGCCACGCCAGACCAACAAGCCTGCCAGATGGCGAAACAACTCAACAAGGAGGAAAACGCGAAATGAACAGCAGAAACACCACCCATCCCACGCACGAAGAACTAGCCAAAGCATGGCGAGAAGGCTACTCCGCCGGATGGAAAGACCAGGAATGCGATTTTCAGCAATATACAAGCGAAAACCCATACAAGGAGTACCAAAAAATGAGTGACAACGTCAATCATCCAAAGCATTACGAGAACGGCCCGTTCGAATGCATCGAACTGACCCGCCTGTTGAGTTTCGACTGGGGCAACGTGGTCAAATACTGCTACCGCTGGCAGTCTAAGAACGGCGTCGAAGACTTGAGGAAGGCGCTCTGGTATGCGAACGACGCGGTGATACACGGCACACCGCTCTATGCCGACACCAATCTGTCCGGCCTGTGCAACGCATTGTTCTCCGCTCTCGTGACCGTCGATTGGGCAGGATTCAGATGCGTTTGGTGGGCATTCGCGAACAACTGTCCGAAACGAGACATTCTAACGGCCCTCAAGAACAAGATCGTCAAAATCGAAAAGGACGGTGAATGATAAACCGTATGGACATGTTGGACACAAGCATCTGGGACGGCTACCTCATCCGGGAGAAGGGTGATATGAGACGGTATACATTACGAATGTACGAAACGCTCCAAGAGGCATCGGATGTGGCACAGGAGCGCGCCGACTCCCACCACAGGCCATACGAGGTGCTCGCAACCTGCGATACTTCGCAACGAATCATTAAGACCATCGAACCAAGGAAAAGCAAATGAAGAAAATACTCGAAAACATGATCATCAAATGGCATCAGGCCGGTTACGCGCTCGACGAGATCGCGCCGCTCGTGCCGCAAGTGCCCAAAGCCGCAATCGCGACCATCATCCACCAGTACGACAAGGAGACCCGACTTTGACCGACTGCCAGCACTGCCACAAGCCCACGAAAACGACAGCAGACAATCTGCTCTGCCAAACCTGCCGAGCAGACTACTGGCAGCTCATCCACCAACTCGGACACGTCCAACTGCCAGCCCTGCGAAGCATCATGCTCCGCCAGGCACACATCGGCCCCACAGGCCACACGCCAAACACGGGCAACGCGCCACTGCCCATCGACACCAGCGCACAAGACCTCATCACGGAATCCGAGGCATGGCTCGCCGAACAGGCAGGAAAAATACGCGCCGCATACGCCGCATACAACTGGCGTAAAGCATGGTTCGCCATCATCAGCAACAAACACACCATATTGACGATGAGCACCGCAGCCGACGACTACGCCAGCCTGCAACGCATCATCCGACGAAACGAGCAAGCCCTGACACCGGAAGAAGCCATGGTCATCATCGGCAGCTGCCCAAAATGCGGACACCAAGCCACCAGCACGCCACAAGCCGAAACATGGACATGCCCAGACTGCAAATGGCAAGGCGGAGTCCAAGCCATCAAAGCCGAACGCGACAACAAACTCTGGCAACTCGAATACACCGGAAAACCAATCGAAGTCGCACGCTACCTCACCAAAATGGACATCCACTGCACCAGCGACCAGATCCGCCAATGGCTCACCAGAGGCAAACTGCACGCCACGCCGACAAAACACAAAGGAGAGTACGTGTTCAACCTCGGAGAAATAACCGCCATGCTTGACTGTCACAATTAAAATGCTATACTATCGTATGTTCGTAGAATGGTTCAGCCAGAAAATGGTTTGGACCATTCTTCATATTCAGCTGCAGTCGCTATAATCATCTCTGTCCGGCATGGAGCCACTAGCAACCCTTGGAGCCGTCGCACCGAAGGACGTCGACCATGGCGGCGACACCCGTTGTGTCGGTAGCCCATGAATCGGGGGTGGCCAGCTGGGGGACCTTCGCGGGAGACGTACCCCAGACATGCCGGACACCACAGCCACGGAAGGCGGCAAGGCCACATGAGTCTCCGCAGATGCGCTTGGCACAACTGCCCACAACTCGTCAAACAAGGCACACGCTTCTGCGCCATCCACACACACGAATACGAGCGGCAGCGTGGCAGCTCAACAGCAAGAGGATACGACGCAGCACACCGCCACCTCCGCAGGGCATGGGAGGCACGACTGGCCACAGGCGAAACACACATCTGCGCCAAATGCGGACAGCCAGTCACGGCCGCGGACCAATGGGATCTCGGGCACACCGACAACAGACAAAGCTGGACAGGCCCGGAACATCGCAGCTGCAACAGGAAAGACGGACAGTACAAAGCAACCGCAAGCGCCGAACACTGGACACGACACCAAGCCAAGCCACAGCAGCAACCACAGTCGCAACCAACAGGCAAACCACAAACGCAAACACGACACGACACAAACGAATCAAACGCAAGCGGACAAGCCAAACAAGCACACACAACAAAAACAACAAAACACACGCCAAAACAGGAAAAAATACGATCAACCAACCCGCCAACACCCCTAGGGGGGTACCCCGAACGGCAAGGCCAAGACCGCCGGTGAGGGGACTCGCAAGTTCGCGGATAGTTCAAGATTTGACGGACTGGCCGAGTCTGTAATTTTTCCGGTTCGAGGATTGGAGGTCGCATGGCGACGCATGGCGGCGCACGCACACGCTCCGGTCCGATGCCGGATCCGTCCAGCGCACGGTCGGACGCGCGTGGTCTTGGCGCTGATATTCTTCCGCTTTCGTCTCGTGGCTATCATTACCGTCCGAAGGCTTTTCCGCTGTCCGAGTGGACGATTTGGGACACTTGGAAGGATGATGACGGTTTTCACAAGGAGCGTGACGAGAAGGCTACGGAGGCGTGGAATCGGCGTGAGCGTGAATTGTGGCGTGACCTGTGGCGGTTGCCGCAGGCTATCGCATGGCATATGCCGCGTTATGGGTACATGTTCACGACGATTGCCCTGTATGTGCGCCAGTTCGTATTGTGCGAGTCTTCGGAGGCGAAGGCCGCTGACCGTACCGCGCTTGCACGGTATGCCGACACCATCGGCTTGACGCCACAAGGGCTTCGTTTGAATGGTTGGGCGATTGTCGATGACGAGCCGAAGCCGAAACGCTCGGCAGAATCTTCCGACAAGATCATTCCGTTCAAGAGCGCTAAGCAGCGGTGGCTTGAGAATCAGAAAGAGGATGCGGAATGAGCGAGCAGAAAACGCCGGTCGTTCCGAAGTCCCTTGGATTCCTCTTTGCTGATTGGATTGCCGCGCACTGTGTTGTGCCTAATGGCTATGATCTGGGCAAGCCGTTCGAACTGGTCGGCTGGCAGCTGGATAACGCCATCGATTTTTATCGGGTGAAGCCTGATGCGGTGTATGATCCGGCTCGGCCTCGTCAGGCTGCGGCGTTCAAGTGGCGTCGTGGTCAGATCGTCGGCGGGCAGAAGCTAGGCAAGTCGCCTTTCGGTGCGGCTGTTGCTGCTTTTGAGGGTGTTGGCCCATGCGTGTTCTGTGGATGGGCGCGTGGCGTCGAGACGTTCCGCTGCTCCGACTGGGGTTGCTCATGCGGTTTCGAATACGTGTATTCTCCGGGTGAGCCGATGGGCATGCCGCGTCGTACAGCTTTGATTCAGCTGCTCGCCACTTCGGAAGAGCAGACGGCGAACGTCTACCGTCCTTTGCAGTCGATGGTGCGCAATGGTCACCTGTCCGACCTGATGAAGGTTCGCGAAGGCTTCATCCGCCTTCCGAACGGCGGCCGCATCGACCCTGTGACGGCTTCCGCTCATTCCAAGCTGGGTAATCCAGTGAACTTCGTGCTCGGAGACGAGTCGGGTATTTGGACTCGTCGCAGCGGCATGTTCGAGGTTGGCGACACGGTCATGCGTGGCGCTATGGCCATGGATGGCCGCATGCTGGAATTGACGAATCCGTGGGACCCGATGGACGCAAGTTTCGGTCAGATGACCTACGAATCCACAGCCACGGACATTATGAAGTTCTTTCCGAAACATGACCCATCGCTCGATTTCGCGGATCCGGCCGATCGCCGAAAGATTCTCGAATTCGTGTACGCGGGGTCGCCGTGGGTGCCGCTCGATCAGGTCGAAGCGACCGCGACCGAGCTTATGGCCCGTGATCCGGCGCAGGCTCGACGTTTCTACGGTTGTGAGATCGTGCAGGGCTTGGGCTCGTATATGCCTGAGCCGCTTTACGATGGCACGATGGTTGACCGTCAGCCACCTGAGCCGGGGGCTGAGATTTGTCTTGGCTTCGATGGCTCGCAATCCGGTGACTGGACGGCATTGCGTGCGGAGACCGTGGATGGCTGGCGTTGGACGCCGACGTACGGGCCGTCAAATCGTCCGGCGTATTGGAATCCGGTTGAGTGGGAGGGTCGCATACCGCGAAGCGAGGTCGACGCCTGCGTGTCAGAAATGTTCGACAGGTACAAGGTGCAGCGCTTCTACTGCGATCCGCATCCGTGGGAGTCGCAGGTGGACGAGTGGGCATGCCGCTTTGGCGAGGACATCGTGGTGCCTTGGCCGACCAATCGCATCGGGCGCATGTATGACGCGCTCACCCGCTTCATGGAGGACACCGCCGACCACAGCACGACGCATTCCAATGATCGCATGGCTCGGTTGCACATGATGGCGGCGCGTAAGGTCGCGAAGCCAGGCGACAAGTACGTGCTCGGCAAGCCGAGCGAGAATCAGAAGATCGATATAACCATGGCCGACATCCTCGCGCACGAGGCGGCGTCCGACATGAGGGCGCTCGGCTGGAGCGCAGGCGGCTCACCGGTCATGGTGTACGGCTGGTAAGGAGGCTCTTGTGGAGCTGATACAGGCATCGAGGCTTTCCGACGATGACGCGAAGCTCATCATGAGCCTCACCTACCGGCTTGCACGACTGCGCAAGCCTCATAGGCAGTGGGATGATTATTATCGCGGACGGCAGGTCATCCAGAGCATCGGCATCGCCGTGCCGGCTGAACTCCGTTCGTTCGTTTTTCCGCTGAATTGGCCGCGCATCGTGGTCGATAGCGTCGTGCAGCGCCAGCAGGTCAAATCCTTCTCCGTGCCGAATGACGACAAGGTGTCAAACGAGCTGCGCGAGCTTTGGGAATACAACAACATGGAATCGCAGCAGGTGCTTTTGCACACGGAGACACGCGTGCAGGGCCACGGCTTCGTATGCATCGGTGCTAACCCGAAGGACAGACGGCATCCACTGATCACCGTCGAATCATCCAGGAACATGATCGCGCGCATCGACCCGCGCACGAGAACCGTCGAATCAGCGCTCCGCGTCTATTTCGACCCTTGGGAGAACGGGACGCCGGACTACGCGACGCTGTACACGCCCGAATACACGCTCTGGCTGGAGAAACAGCACGGCAAGTGGGTCATGACCGGCCGCGACGACCACCACCTCGGCGTCGTCCCTGTTGTGCAGTTCCTCAACCGTCCGCGCGCCGGCGACTTCCTTGGCGAGAGCGAGATGGCCGACGTGGTGCGGCCGACAGACATGGCCGCACGCGCCATCCTCGACCTGCAGATCGCCATGGAAACTCACGCGGTGCCAGGCAAATGGGCGATCGGCGTCACACACAACGACTTCATCGACGCGAAGACCGGACAGCCGGCATCGGCGATAAAGACCTATTTCAACTCGATGCTCACCTCCAAGAACGCGAACGCGAAATTCGGCCAGTTCACGGCATCCGACCTGTCGAACTTCAAGACGGTCATCGACCTGCTGAGCGAGCAGATGAGCGCCATCACCGGTCTTCCGATGCGTTATTTCGGAATGAACACCGCCAATCCAGCAGCCGAGGGAGCCATCCGCGCCGACGAGCTGAGACTGGTGAAGAACGTCGAGCTGAAGAACGCCGTTGACGGCGATGCGTGGTCGCAGGTCATGGCCGTGGCGCACAAGCTCGCCACCAGCGACGACATTAACGCGAACCTGGTGCGCTGCGACTGGGAGGATCCGAACACGCCTACCTACGCTCAGCGTGCTGATGCGATCACGAAGCTCATGGCGTCCGGCATCCTTTCCCGCGAGGGGGCATGGGACGAGCTTGGCTGGAGCGAGGCCCGCAAGGACAAGGAGCGCGAGTACTTCGCCAAGCAGATCAGCGAATCCTATGGCCAATTCATGAAGGACGTGGACTATGGCGGCGACGATGGCGGGGCAGACGCTTCCACGGGAAGCGACGGCGCAGAACCGTCTGCTGCGCAGCCGAAGCAACCGGCTGGCCGCGACGGTGCTCAGACTGTGGCATAAGCACGCGCAACCAGACTTCGACACCGCCTTCGCGGACATGATGCCTGAACTTTTCCGCGTATTGGACACGGCGCAATACCACACCGCCGCCGACGCGATCGCATCGACGCCGAAAATCATGGAACGCTTCGACGTGAACGCAGCACACCCGGAATACAAGCCGGACCCATGGCAGTGGGTCGGCGTGAACGGCAACGGCATGGATACCGTGGACACGATGTGGACGGCGATTACCATCGGCAAGCGGGCCGTATCCAACGGCGCTCCGGTGGACGTGGCCATGGACCGCATAGGCGTGACCTTGGTGCTCAGGACGCGCACCATGCTGGCGGACACTCACCGGTCGTCCACAAGCATGACCGCTCGCGGCATCTGCTACCAATCCACCTACGTGCGCGGCCTGACAACGCCGAGCTGCGGAAGATGCGTCATCCTCGCCGGACAGCCATGCGGCAAGACGCCTTTCGAAAGGCATCCGCACTGCGACTGCATCGCCGTCTACACCGGTCCGAAAGCACCGGCAAACGCATGCACCAGTCCGAACGAATACCTCGACAGTCTCTCCGACGACCAGCTCGCCAAAGTCCTTGGCGGAAGGGCCAACGCCAGAGCCTACGCGGACGGAGCCGACCTCAACCAGCTGGTTAACGCCCAACGCGGCATCCGCACCGCCCAGATCGACGGGCGGAACATCAAGTACACGACCGAGGGCACCACGCGCCACGGACTCGCCGCATCACGCATGATCGACTCCGGATACGCCAAGGAATTCGTCAAGAACGGCGGCCGGTACACAAAGGTCGACAGGCCGCGTCTCATGCCCGAGACCATTTACGCACGCTGCGGCGACGATCATGAGAAGGCCTTGGGCATGCTCTACAAGTACGGCTGGATCCTCTAGCCGAAATCGAATTTTTCACCGGCATCGCGATGGTGTCGGCGCCGGCACGCGATGTGACGGCCAAGGAAACCACAAGGAGAAAACACAATGCATAGGAAATGGTGGAATCTCATCCGCATCCGCACCATCGAGACCGGTGCCGAACCGGGCGGCGGAGAGCCGCCGCAGCCAGAGCCGCCGCAATCCGACCCACAGGCGAATACCGGCGGCGAGGGCGACGAGAAGCTCGGCGAACACGGCATGACCGCGCTCAAGAACGAGCGCCGGGCCAACAAGTCGCTGCGCGAACAGCTCGCCGCCGCGAACGCCAGAATCAAAGAGTTCGAGGATCGCGACAAGACCGACGCGGAAAAGGCCAGCGAGAGGATCGCCAGCCTGGAGAAGTCCAACACCGGCAATGCCGCGAAGGCACTGCGATACGAGGTCGCCGTCGACAAGCAATTGCCGAAGGTCTTGGCGGAACGTCTGCAGGGATCCACTCGCGAGGAGCTGGAAGCCGATGCGGACAGCCTGCTGAAGCTCGTCAGCGTGCAGAACAAGCCGAACGTCAAGCCCGACCCGAGCCAGGGCAAGGGCGGCGACCCGAAGCCTCACAGTCTCTCCGAAGCCATTTCCGCATATTACAAGTAACCTATTCCTTAGGAAGGAGACAACCTTATGGCTGTCACTCTCGCAGAGGCGAAGAACAACGCCCTCGAAGACTACGACCCTTTCGTCATCGACGAATTTCGAAAGTCCAGCGTCATCCTCGATTCCCTCATCTTCGATGATGCCGTGAACCCCGCAGGAGGCGGCGCGACGCTCGACTACTCCTACCGTCGGCAGGAGACCCAGCCCACCGCCGAATTCCGCGCCATCAACACGGAATACTCGCCGAGCACCACCACGACCAAGAAGTACAGCACCACACTCGCCGTGCTCGGCGGCGCCTTCGAGGTCGACCGAATCCTCGCGAACGTCGGCCCGAAGGGATCCGACGAGGTGACCCGCAACATCAACGACAAGGTGAAGGCCGCGATAACCCTGTTCCAGGATACCGTCATCAACGGCGATACCGGTGTGAACGATAAGGCCTTCGACGGCCTGGACAAGGCGCTCACCGGCTCAAGCACCGAGATGAAGCCCACCTCCGGCACCTACGACTGGACCGACCTCGAAGGAGAGAAGGGCAACAAGGCCATCGACACGCTCGACGAGTTCCTCGACCTGCTTGACGGCACGCCGACCATCGTGGTCGGCAACAAGAAGGCCCTTGCCCGCGTCCGTGCCATGGTGCGCCGCACCAGCATGTACGTGCGCGAGCCGATCGATGGTCTCGCCAACGCTAACGGCCGTCCGATCAGCCGCGAATCCTATGGCGGCATCCTCTTCGCCGACGCCGGCGAGAAGGCCGGCAGCAACGATCCGATCATCCCCATCGCCTCAGACGGCACCACCAGCCTGTACGCGTACCGCGTCGGCCTGGACGGCTTCTGTGGCATCACCACCACCGACGGCACCCTCGTGAAGACCTGGCTGCCTGACTTCGCCCAGCCGGGCGCAGTGCATCGCGGCGAGGTCGAACTTGGTCCGGTCGGCGTCGCATTGAAGGCCACCAAGGCCGCTGGCGTGCTCCGTAAGATCAAGGTCAGGTGATCATGATGTGGCGAATCGAAGCTCCGAATAATGAGTACAACGGCGTCACCGCCGGCGTGACCTTCGTCGGTGGCGTCGGTGAGACCGATGTGGATCCGTCCGACTATTTCCAGCGTCACGGCTACACGGTGGCCGAGGTGCAGGCCGACGAACCGAGCACGGTCGCCGACGCCGCGAAGCCGAAGAAGAAGACCAGTGAGAAGGATGGTGAATGATGAATGAGACCAAGAACGGACGCCGCGAGAACGTGATCCCGGCAAGCGCGGTGTATGTGCCGCAGCCGGGCGGCGCAGCTAAGCCGCTCGATACGGTGCTGTCCGGCATGCCCGCCAAGCAGGCTGCTGCGGTGGCGGACGCCACCACAGGTCAGGAGATGGCCACCATCAACGCTTTGCTGGCCAGCCTGCGCAACGCCGGTATCATCGCGAAGTGATTCCATGACCTGGGCGCAAATCGACGATGTCGCGGTCGAACTCGGCCGCGACATCGCCTCCGACAGCACCGAAGGCAGGCAGATCGGGAAATGGCTCCGCCGCGCCGAAATGATGATCCGCAACCGCATACCGGTACTGGACGAATGGTGCAAGGACGAAACCTACCGCGACATCGTCGTGGAGGTGGAATCCGCCGCCGTCGCACGCAAGGCGCTCAACCCTGAGGGCGTGAGCAGCACCATGCTGCAGATCGACGACGGTAACATGCAGACCAGCATCGACAGCTCGCGCAGTCGCGGCGAGATCTCCATCCTCGACGAGGAATGGGACATGCTGCTGAAACGTGTCAGCAGCGATCTCGCTACGGCGGTCATCGCTCCGGAACCCGTGGCCATCCCGCTGCCGCACTACCCCTACGACTACTGAGGAGGTTGACATGCCAAGCATGGCACCTCTCATCGGAGCCCTTCCGAAACTACGCCAGATGGCCGAAAGCCTCATGACCGACCAGTGCGTTGTCACCCGCACCGGAGACACCACAACGGATCCGGACACGGGACTGCCGACCACCGGCAAGGAGAAGGTGTACGAAGGCAGCTGCAAGGTGCAGACCAGCGGCGGCCTCGCCAGCGAGCAGACCGAAGGCACCGCGGCTCAAGCCATGGGCGCCGTCTCGTTGGTCTGGTCTTTGTACGTGCATTTTCCATATGGCACTCCAGGCCTTCGCGCCGGTGACGTGGTGGAAGTCACGGAATCCGCTAATCCGCTGCTCGTCGGCAGGCGGTTCAGGCTCGTCTCGCCTCAAAGCGAGAAGACGCACGCTACCGCCTGCCGTTGGAATGTGAAGGAGGACTCATGAGTGGAATGTTCGACGCTTCGCAGTTGACGTCCTTCGGCGATGCGCTGCTCGCCAGGGGAGTGGCTCGCCGCGCCTTGATCTCCGCTTCGGTGAAGAAGGGTGCGCAGAACGTCAAGAACTCGATTCGCGACGACCTGAACGGTTCCGGCAATGCCGCATTCAGGCGTATCCCGATCAGCTACACGCTGCAGGAATCCGCTGGGCGTATCACCGCCGAGATAGGCCCCACCAAGGGCGGAGCGGGTTCGCTCGCGAACATCGCGTTCTTCGGCACCGCGAGGGGCGGTGGAACGCACCGATTCTACGAGCATGGCGAGGAAGAATTGCCGAAGCTTGCGGAATACGTGGCTCGTGCCGCCGTGGAGGTGGTCTGAATGATGTCGATAATGACCTTATCGGATACGATTCTCAGCCATGTGCCGAAACCGGCTGAAGGTTGGAAGGTGTACCGGCAGACCGCGCCGAAACCGACCGACAAGCCACCGTGGATTATCGAGACCGTCACCACCAACGGCCACATAGTCGGGGAGACGCAGCATGTGCATTGCGGCATCGGCACTTTGACGGTGCGCATCGTGAGCACTACGGCCGATTCCGTCAACGTGCTGGCCGATGACCTCATGATTCCAGGACTTGCCGGCAAAAGGTTCGTCGCGCAGGGGTTCGACACCGGCTGTCTGACGCTGTTCTCCGATTCCGGCGCCTACGCGGCCGGACTTACCGCAGAGGAAACGAGCCTGCTTTACCAGTGCCGTCTTCTGACTTTCAAATTCAACTGGTCACGCATGTGACCCAAATATTTAAGGAGGAGTCATGGTTTTGACTCTGGGAACCGAAGTTCCTTCCACACCGGCGGACGGTCTGGTCAACACGATCTGGGTGCCGTCCATCAAGAACATCCAGAAGCCGACCGCTGCAGAGATCGGCGCCGGCACCGACCTGAGCAACTACGTCACCCTGGGCGGCTGGTCGTGCTCGCCGTCGCAGGATTCCATCTCCGACCAGCGTGAGAACAGCGCGCAGGATTACGAGAATCCCGGTCGCAAGAAGATCAGCGGCCCGAGCATCGAGGTCATCGACAACACGAACACTTCGCATTCCGCTCAAAACGCTGCAATGGATACGTTGACCGAGGGGGCGGAAGGCTACTTCGTGCGCCGCTACGGCAAGCAGACGGATACGACTTTTGTCGCCGGAGATACGGTGAACGTGTATGCGGTCCGTATCGGCATGAGTGCCAAGATGGCGATCACCGCGAACAGTGTGCTGCGCAGCAAGGTCAATTTCTCCGTCCGCGCTCCTGGCTGGGCGGAGAACGTGAAGGTCGCCTGATTGATTCTTCCAGCACCGGACTTTCACCCCTTTCTTCGGTGCTGGATTTTCTTTTCGAAGAAGGGGAGCATGGTTTTTCAAGGCAAAGGAATGTTTTATGCTTAAGGTCACCAGGCGTATCATGGAGGTCGATGTCATTCTCAACCAGCAGGTCGCCGAGGACATTGCGCGATTGGGTGATGCGCTGGCCGAGGAGGCCACGCGTGAGCAAGTCACGGAGGTTGGGACGAACCGGCAGGCGAAGGCCACCGCGCGGCGCATCGAAGAGCTACGCGAACAGGCGGATGCGGAGACATTGAAGCTCACGTTGCGGGCATTGCCGGTAAGCAAGTGGGCGCAGGCATTGGCCGCGCACCGCAATGACAACGGCACGAACGACATGTTCGGCACCGCCGCTGCGGCACTGCCGCTCATGCTTGATTCCGCGACCATCGGCGGCAAGCCGGTGGCCGACGAGGACAAGACCGAACAGGCATGGCGTGGCCTGTTCGACGAACTCACCGATGGCCAGTTCACGCCGATCTGGCAGGCCATCGCCGAACTGAACGGCACCGCAGCGGACCCAAAAGCGGCATTCGACCTCGCCTCGCAGGTTCTCCGCAACTAGTCGAGGATCTTAAGATCTGCCGCCAGCTCGGCATCAGCTATAAGCGTTTCATGGGCTGGCGCCCGAGTGAGGGCGATGAGGTCGAATGGGATGAAACGGAACGCAATTGGATGCGTTCATTGGCTGAATACGAACGGTCATTATGCCCCATGTGCGGTTTGCCTCGCTCGATCTGCCAAGACCCGAAGGGTGAACTTACATTGCATGCCGAAACCAACGTCTGCTGGGCCACTGCGCACATGCAGCAGGCCATGAAACGTTGGACAGAGGCCAACGGCAAGGACAATCCGGCCGCGAACGCCTTGGTGGCGCATTTGACCTGATTTTTGGAGGATGCTTTGGCGGAGAACAAGAACATCGTCATCCGGTTGATGGCGGACACAGCCTCCTATGAGGCGGCGATGACCCGCGCCGGAAGCACTGCGAAAACAGTCGCTTCGGGCATGGAGAATACCGGCCGCAAGTCCGCGCTCATCGCCAGCGGCATGACCGCAGCAGGTTTGGCCGTGGCCGCTTTCGGCGTGGCCGCAGTCAAGATGGCAGCAGAATTCGACCAGCAGATGAGCACCGTGCAGGCTAACACCGGCGCGACCGGCGCACAATTGGACCAGTTGCGTGCCGCCGCCATCGAGGCCGGAGCTTCCACGGTTTATTCCGCTTCGGATTCCGCCGACGCGATCAACGATCTCGGCAAGGCCGGCATGAGCGTCACTGATATTCTCACTGGCGGCTTGTCTGGCGCTTTGAATCTGGCCTCGTCCGATGGAATGGCCGTTGGGGATGCCGCCGAATACATGGCCAACGCGTTGAGCATGTTCCACCTGAAGGGGTCCCAGGCTTCCCAAGTGGCCGATACCTTGGCGGCTGGCGCCGGCAAGGCAGTCGGCAATGTCTCCGATTTCGGCGAGGCGTTGAACAATTGCGGCGCGCAGGCGAACAGTTTCGGCATGAACATTCAGGAGACCACAGGCGTTCTTGCGCTGTTCGCCCAGAACGGCACCATCGGTGCCGAGGCCGGCACCCAGTTGAACAGCATGCTGATGAAGCTGGCCGCGCCGTCCGCCGAAGCGTCCAATACGATGAGGGAATTGGGCATCAGCGCCTACGATGCGCAACATCATTTCGTCGGCATGGCGAATTTCGCCGGCCAATTGCAGAAGGCCGAAAAAGGCTTGACCGACGAGCAGCGCAACCAGGCGAACGCGACCATCTTCGGCAGCTATGCCATCAAGGCCGCGAACTACCTGTACGAGGCCGGCGAATCCGGTGTCAACAAGTGGACGAAGGCCGTATCCGAAAGCGGGTACGCCGCCGAGCAGGCCGCCGCGAAGAACAACAATCTCAAGGGCGATCTGGAGAATCTGGGCGGCTCCATGGAGTCTCTGATGATTTCCGTTGGCGAGGGCGCTCAGGGGCCTTTGCGCAAGATGGTGCAGGGTTTGGATACGATGGTTGACTCTTTCGCGGGTTTGCCGTCCGGAGTGCAGCAGACGCTCGTGGTCATGGCGTCACTTGCGGGCGTGTTCGGCGCTGTGCATAAGGCCGCGGGCAATCTCAACGGCAGCACCAGCACGATGGCCAACAACATCGGCTTGGCCATCGACCCGATCCAACGCGTCAAGACCGCTCTCAGCTCCGCCATGACCGCGTTCGAAATGTTCCGCGCGAGCAGCATGAGCGCGCAGGAGCAGTTGGAATCGTTCGGCACTGCGGAGGATTCCGCCACGCTCCGATCCAAGGGGTTCCACAGTGTTGCCGACGGACTCATCTCACTTATGGGAGGTCCGTGGGGCATCGCCCTGGGCATTGCCACGACGGCGCTCACCGGTTTCATGACGGCCGCGCAGAACACCAAGCAGGCGGTGCAGGAAGTGCAGTCAGCCGCAGCCAATGGAGCCAGCGCTATCCACGAGGCGCTGGTCAACCAGCTGCAGAATATGGATGTCGGCACCTTCCATGGCGAACCGGGATGGCTCAGTGCGATCGAGCAGGGCATCACCGGGTCGAAGAAGCTGACCGACGTGATGAGCGAGGCCGGCATCAGCATCACCACCATGACCAAGGCCGCCGAAGGCAACAAGACGGCCATCAAGCAGGTCAACTCGGCGGCGGACAAGCTCGGCTCCAGCCTCGGCAGCGGGTCACATAAGGCCACCGCGCTGCGCGACGGCCTTTCCGCCCTGACCACCGCCTACCAGCAGGGCACGAAAGGCGCCAAGGACAAGTCCAAGGCGTTGGACGAACTCGATGGCAAAACCAATAGCGCGGCGAAATCCACGAAGGATGAGGCCGGCGCGAACAAGGATCTCGCCGATTCCGCCTCGGATGCGTCAAGCCAAATCGATGATCTTGTCCAGGCGTTGTTTGGTTTGGAGTCGGGCAATCTGACTGCAGACCAGGCGGTCGACCAGCTGAATCAGAAGATTGGTGAACTGTCCGACACCTGCAAGGACAATGGCGTGGTGTTCGACCAGAGCGGCAATCTGCTTGACAGGTTTTCAGAGCAGGGCACGAAGACCAAGCAGGCGTTGGAGGACATCGCCAGCAGCGCCCAGAACGCTGCGGAAAAGATTCTCAAGCAGGGCGAGAGCACCAATTTCAGCAGCGATGAGATCGAACGTGCGAACGGCGTGCTGCAGGATGCTCGTGATGCGATCATCCGGCAGGCCGAAGCCTCGGGCATGAGCGAACAGGCCGCTAACGCCTTGGCAGACCGTTGGGGGTTGAGTTCCGATAGCATCAAGGCTTCCATCGACAATATCAGAATGACCGCCGACAACAACAAGGCGAAGCTTGATGTTGACGATTCCAAGGCCAAGTCGAAGACCAAGGGCGCGGAAACCAACCTTGACAAATTCAACAAGAAGATAGCGAAGGCCAAGCTCGACGCCGACGCCAAGAAAGCCACGGCCAGCGCCAAGAAGGCGCAGAAGATGATGGACGACTTCAACAGGAAGCACGTCAACGCCACCATCGACGCGACCGACAAGGCATCCAAGAAGGCGAACACCGCATCCAAGAACATCGGAAAGCTCAACGGCAAGAAAGCCACAGCCAGACTCGACGCGAAGGACAACGCCTCGCCGAAGGTAGACAAGGCCAACGCGAAGAAACTGTCAAACAAGCGCAACACCTTGGATTCCACCGACAGGGCAACGCCGAAGACGAACGCCGCGAACGCGAAGAGGCTCAACAACAAGAAGAACACCCTCAATTCGGCCGACAAGGCCGGACCGAAGGTAGACGCCGTTAACCGCAAGAAGCTGAACGACAAGAAGAGCACCGCATCGGTCAACGACCAGGCGACTCCGGTGCTCCGCTCCATCAACAACTTCAAGATTGCGGACAAGAGCTTCACCGTCACGGAGAAGACGAAGAAGGAGGGTGGCTACACCGGTGGAATGTTCACCGATGGCCACTTCCAGCAGTTCGCCGGAGGTGGCATGTTCTCCGGCTACGTGGATCCGGCGTGGGCGCCCGGCAATGGTTTGAGCGACAGCGTGTATCTGCTCAACGCTCGTCTCGCTGCGGGCGAGTACACGCACAATGCTGCGGCCACGGCCTATTACGGCGTCGATACCATGCGCCTGCTGAACGAGCGGAAGATTCCACGTGAAGTGTTTGCCACGGCCAATCAGATGACAGGCAATCAGGTCAGCGTACAGGTTGATACCGCTTCCGTGGTGGCGGCGATAACCAGCCTGCACAACGATCTTGGCGCGATTATCAGCGCCGCGTCCGATGATTCGACGGTCGGCGACCGTGACTTGGGGAGGTTGATCCGCAAATATGCGCGAGCTTAAGTACACGGCGCATGATGGCACGGTCATCGACCTCAACGCCGATGATCTGTGGGTGGCTGACCTGCAGGAAATGCGCGGGTACTCGTGGACGTACACGCTGGCCACACGCGGCATCAAATCGGTGAGCAGAAACGCTTCGACGGCGAAAATGACCGTCCGCACCACGGATCCGTCAAGATTGGACGTGGTGCAGACGGCTTTCGATTCGGACGTGCAGGCCGTTACGCCAGGCATGTTGACCGTCGACGGCGAATGGTTCCAGCGGGCGTATGTCGTCGGCTCATCGCTTGGTCTGGTGCCTTGGCCGGCCTATGCGCAGACTGACTACACGGTCGTATTGTGCGATGGCGTCTGGCGTCGCGCGCTGCCGGTGCAGCATTTCTTTCCGATGACGGCAGGCACCGGCTCGCAGATTGACCTTCCACTGGACTTGCCGACCGATTTGGCTCCATCAAGAATCGCTTTGACGGTGCATAATCCGACCGGCAAGGCCGCTGAGTTCACCGCGGTCATTTTCGGCCCTTGCGTCAACCCGTCTTTCCAGATTGGCGGCAACACTTACGCGGTTGATGTGACAGTGCCGGAAGGCGGTCATGTGTCGCTGTCGGCCACTGGATTGCGGAAGACGATAACGCTGACAGCCGAAAACGGCGACGTTTCGGATGTTTTCAACAAGGGCGTTCGCGGCAACGGCAGTGGAAGCGGCTCATATGTTTTCGAGCCGATACCGTCCGGAGATTCGCTATTGACGGTTTCCGGCAATTATGGCATCGATTTGACCATGTTTGACGTTTCTGGAGGTGTGCCTTGGCTGACGTTATCCTCGCCGATGGCAAGCTGACGCCACGTGCGAGCGTATCGCAGGTGACGTTGGATTGGGCTTGCGGCACGGACGAAAACGACTTCGAGCTGACCATCGATGACGCACTCGCACCGAACATTTCACAAGGCTGGTATTTCTGGCTTGACGGAAGTGATGTTGGAGGCCGAATAGTCGATCGTCGCGTGTCCGTCGCCGGAGGAATGTCTACGACAACCTGGATAGGTCAATCGTGGACTGGCATGTTGGCGGCGAAGATATTGCAGCCGGACGCGAATCAGGATTACCTGACCGTCTCCGGCAAGCTGCCTGACATCCTCAAAAACCTTTTGCAGCGCATCGGCTTGGATACGGTTTTCACTGTCGATTCCTCCGATGCTTCCATTTTGTCGAATTGGATGTTTCAGAATCCACGTTATGTGGACGCCTACACCGGCTTGCGCACATTGCTTGCATCATGTGACCGCAGGCTTGATTTCAAAGTGTCCGGCAACAAGATCCTGCTTGGTATCGTGCCGGTGCAGACCGTCGCGAACACGATCGATTCCGACCTTGTGGATTTCAAGGCCGAAACCAACCGTCGCGCGGTGAATCATCTTATCGGCCTTGGCTCGCAGGAGCTGAAGAATCGCCTCGTATCGCACTGGTATGCCGACGCGAACGGCAACGTGAGCCAGACGCAGACGCTGAAAGGTGTCGATGAGGTCTGTGAGATCTACAATTACACGTCTGCTGATGCGGCCACGTTGAAGACGGAGACTCAGAAGCATCTGCAGGAGGAGCAGACCGGCGGAAAAGTGGACGTGACCTTGTCTGATGGCGTTGGCGATGGCTTGCGCGTCGATGACAAGGTGACTGCCTACGACCATTCGTCCGGCTTGTCTGTGACCGCTGTGGTCACGAAAAGGATTGTGAAAATCGATTCCGGCATCATGGCTTCGACGTTCGAGGTCGGACAGGGGATCGTGAAGGAAACGGAGAGTGGAAGATGACCATCGAACTTGTTGACGGCAAGGCCGGCACGGCTCATATTTCGAGCGAGGACAAGGCGATCATCCATCAGGCCAAGTTCTCGAAGTCCGACGTGGTGTACGACTGGGGAGACGTGTTCAAATGCTCGATGAGTTCGTCCAACAGGGCGACGGTCGGCACCGGCTGCGCGTCGATCCAGGGTTTGGATTGGCATATCACGTCGGCGGAATCGGTGACGATCTCCAACGGGTCGCAGGGCATGAAACGCAATGACATCATCTGCGCGCACTACCATCGAGATTCCAATACCGGTAATGAGAATGTGGCATTGACCGTGTTGAAGGGTACGCCGAACGCGACTGCCGCCGCCGACCCGACCATTCCGTCAGGGAAGATATTGTCCGGCGCGGTTGACGCGTACATGCCGCTCTGGCGTATCCCGCTCGACGGCATCACGGTCGGCACGCCGGTACGCATGTTTACGCCGAGAGGGGCTTTGTGGGATTCCGTAACCCAGCAATGGAAGCCGCCGTATACGAACGACAGCCTCACTCTGTGTCGCGTCGGTCGCATCGTCACTATCAACGGCAACGTCAAGTTCACCGGCAGTGGACAGCAGAACTACTCGACGGCGGTTGAGACCATCCCCGAAGCGTTCCGTCCTCTTGCTGACATGAGCATCATCGCGTTTCCATCCTGCGGTTTCAGTCTGCTTGTCGAGCGTGACGGGAAGGTGCAGATGCTTGGCGACCCGAAATCCGCCTACTCCACGGCGCATGGCTGTTGGATGACGGAATAGTTTTCCGTAACCCTCCCATTTGGCAACGGCAACGGCAACAGTAATGGCGGAATATAC